ACAGGCACTTCCAGGGACAAGCTGGTAAAAGCCGCAGACGCTATCATACAGCGCACAGGAAGGTTTGATCTTGTCGCTGATAACCTGCGTCTTATCGGTGTTGCCGCTGCCGCCACCGGCGGCTCTGCAGAAGATATGGGTGCTATTGTAGCGGGTCTTGGGCAGAACTTCGGTTTCTCTTCAAAGCAGATGGACAACTTCATGAACCTTCTCACGGCGCAAGGGAAGATGGGGGCGTTCACGCTGCAGGATCTAGCCACACAGTCTGAGCGTGTACTTGCTGCCGCCACTACTCTTGGTGCTACTTCGGAAAAAGATCTTGGGTTCTTTACAGGCTTGATGCAGATAGGTCGTAAGGCCACGAGCTCTTCTGAAATGACAGCCCAGGCGTTTGAAAATCTAGCGAGCGAAATTACTAAGAAGTCTGACATTATCAAGAAGAAGACAGGGTTCAGTGTTATCGATACGGAGGCCTCCAAGAAAGAAGGAGTTACTGTTTTCAAAGACGTACGCTCCATGATGTACGGTCTGATGGAGGCCACAGGTGGAGACCAAAAGAAACTCGCCGAACTGTTCGGGAACAGATCCATGCGTGTTGTTCGGGCTATGGCATTGATGTGGAGAAAAGAGGGTGTAGAGGGTTTTGAAAAGTTCGCCACAGCAGGTGGGGCGTCGATGGACGGTCTAAGTAAAGACATGGATCGGTTCAATCAATCTACCTCTGGAAGGATGAAAAGACTCGGGCAGATCTTTGAAGTAGCAGCGGACAAGGCCCTCGCCCCAGCCCTTAATGAGTTGAGCAAGGAACTCGAGGCATTTATGGCTGATGAGGAGAACATCAGGGCTCTCATGGATTTGTTCAAAGGTCTCGGTAATATCCTTATGGGTACCGCGAAAGCCACTGTTTATCTTATTAAAAAGTGGCAGGAACTTGCTGGAGTAGTGGCGCAGAGGACTATCCTTGAACCTTCGATGATGCGGGAAATTGAGAGAGCACGAGACCTTGGTCTCATATCTCCTGAAGAAATGCGTGCGGCAACAATGTCCACAGCGGCATCGAAAGCTGCTAGCACGCAGGACGACGGGTTCGTGCGCACAACTAGCACGGCGATTTCTTCATTAGGTGATAGGTCTGCGCGCGGAGAGAACCTGCAGGCGCAGGTACAAGGAATGATAGGATCAGCGGCACAGGCAGGCCGAGCGAACACGACAGAGCGCACACAAGATGCGACAGATAGAATTTTCGGAGGGGGCACAAAGGTTGTGATTGAGAAGATAGAGGTCACTGCTGGCGGCGTAACCCTGCCAGTGAAGAAGACGACAGTGACACCGAGACGCGGGGACAGGGCTGAAGCGATCCCTGGAGCTGGGAGATAAGCATGCCCGATAGGATAGTTACCAAACTGGTTATAGATATGGACGGGGTTCTCACTGCGTTCGGGTTGGACATTAAAGAGGTGTCCGACACGATAGAGCGGGCTATCATAGTCCATGAGTTGCCGTACCGAAACGGCGCAGTCCTTGAGGACCTTGGGTCGCTTGCTCGTATCGTGAACGTGACGTGCGCCTTCTACCAGAACACGGCGCCGCGCTCCGGGGAGGAGTTGGCCCCGACCTATACGGCGCACCTGCTCTTTGTGAAGGCCCTGCAGAACCAGTCCGTGGTAGAGTTCCACCACCCTAAGTACGGGGTGATGAAAGGCAAGGTGCGCAACGTAGGGGTCACCAACGACTCCCGCGATGAGTACGCCGAAGTGAGATTTGAGTTCATTGAGCAGGTCGTGGACGTTGATAAGAAGCCTGCGTTCGAGGTGGTTTCTGCAGTCAACAGGGAATTCCGAAACGCGCAGGTCTCCCAGTTGGCATCTATCAAAGAGTCGGTGAAGGCCTCCTTGAGTGCGAGCAACGCTATTCAGGTTCTTGACCAGGCGATAGACTTCACGCAGGATATGGCCGATCAGGTGACCGGGGTATCCAACGCGGCCCGAGAATACATCAAGGCCGTGGATACGGTCATTGGCAAGTTTGATTCAATATTGTCCAATATCACACAGCCGGTGAAGTCGATCCTTGGCACCATAGACTACACGGCCGACCTGCCTGGCAAACTACTCCGCTCCACGGCACAATGCGCGGAGCGGTTCCAGGCCCTGTACGCCGGCCTTGAGGACTCCCCCGTTACCTACGTGCAGTCGTTCATGAGCGGCATGCAGTCTGTCCAGACGGCGTTTGCGGGCTATGCACAGGAGACTCTAGCGGTAGACCAGGTCAAGGCACTGAAGGCACAGTTCGGGTGTATCCTTGGGGCTAAGGTATTTGCCGCCGACGAGAAGAACAGGGACGCCCTGAAGGGCAAGGAAAAGGCAAGGGCCTTTGATGCTGCGGGCAACTTCACAGGAACCTTAGTGGCTTCCAACATCATGACAGTCACCGCTATCGAGCGGGTACTGTACGATATCAAGGTAGCGGCGCAGGCGTCCATAGACGTGTCCCGGGAGAACCGTGGGCTCAAGGCAGAGGTCGGTGCACTGCAGGATTCGGTGAACAACATAAAGCTCGAAAGGCTCCGGATCAAGCAGGTAACTATCACAAACATGCCACTTCACGTTGTGTGTCTGCAGAATAACCTTAGTTACCAGGCCGCAGAGAGAATACTTAAGCTTAACAAGAACATACGCAACCCTACTTTCGTGGAAGGTACAATAGACATTTATGGATCGTAGCATGCACATTAACCTGTTCGTGCCCGACCCGGATAGCGAAGACTACGAGATCACCAACTACACCTCGTACTCTTTCTCTTCCGACCTGTATCAACTATCGGATATGGCTGAGGTGACAGTCCCGTACGAAGAGGGTAATCCGATGGTACCCGGCTCACAGATAATTGCTACTCTCGGGGACTTTCAGGGGGACGAGAGTCAGACAGTTTTCGGTGGCGTGGTTGACGCGGTAAGCCACGACTACAACAAGACCGGGCACAGCGTTACCCTTAGGTGCCGGGACTACAGTGCGTTCTTGGTGGATGAGTACTGCTCAAAGTTCCGCGACTACACGTCCGGCACGGCATACGATATCTTCCGTGAACTAATCGATAACGTGTCCGCCGTTAAGTACAAGGACCTAGTGCCGGACGATATGTTTGAATTGGTGGACGACAAAGATCTTAAGGCGTACAGTATATCCTCCTCCAACCCATTCAAGATAGAGCCAGGGGATACGGTCGCCGTCAAGTTGCAGGAGTTGGCAGCACGCATGGGGGTGGACTTTTACTACCTTGAGGACGCTTCGATTTTCTTCGGAAAGCTGGACGACTACAGAGCCCTTGAGCACGCAAACGGCTACGGCACGCACACGATATGGATCAACAACGCAAACGAGAACAAGGCAGTGAAGTCATGCAACTACACCAACAGCATCGCCGACCGCTATTCTCATATCAGGTTATTTGGGGAGACGCAGCGCGGTACCTCTGTGTCTTCAACAACGTACGACAATGACCTGCTTTGGAACAAGCAGTACGTGCAGAGCTTCAATGATCAAAGTTCCTCTCTTGCCAACAGGGGTATTGAGATACGTGAACAGCAAAGGGCGGCTGGTTTTGAGTTGGAGTACACGATAATCGGGCACCACCAAGAGGGCCATTCATGGCAGATCAACCGTGATGTTGATGTAAGGGATTCTATCATAGGGGTGCGTGGGATATACGTTGTCAATTCAAGGACAATGATGTACGGGCCTACTACAGGATCAGAGACCTACATAAGGCTTGGTCTTGTGAAAGACTACACCAATGATCCTCCCCCGGATCCGACCGGGAACACCTGGAAGGCTCAAGGATAACACATGGCACGTGGTAATGACAACAACGTAATACGCGCTGACGTGGTTCAAACGTACATCGAGGACGGTGTACTGGAGATGATCGTGGACGCGGACAGATCAACGGGGAGCGAGACAACGGACGACACTGATGAATATCGGCGCCGCTCGTACTTCCAGCACCGTGGGTTCTTCTCAATACCTGTCTCTACAGGCACGCCGGACCAGATAATCTTACTGCGCTCGGGCAACACGTACATGGGCGTGGCCTCGGCGGGAGACCCGGACAAGAGACCGGCTCTATCCGAAGAGGGCGACACAGCAATTTATGCCGATGAAAGTATCTATATAAGTCTATTGGCGGACGGGACGATCAGTATCACAAACGGGTCGGGGACAATACTTATGAGCGCGGACGGGTCTGTTGATATCAACGGTGGCAACCTTACGGTGGACGCCTGATGGCAGAATACATAGCGACAGAAGACTCCACGTTTGGGTTTGATGTATCGACTGCGGGGGACGTGGCTATAGTGCCTCTCACAAGCGTTCTGGGGCGGTTCACGGCGGACGGACTACAGACCTATACGAGCATGGGTATAGCGGTTACAAACGCCACCAACGGCACTATCACGGCAGCAAGCGGGGTGGCGGTCATTACCGGAGGGGCGACTAAGGTTTCTTCGTGCGGGTTCCCGGTAGTCCTGGAGGGCGATTGCGTGACCGTGCTGCTCACAGGAACCTTAGGTTCTGGGACTGGATCGTACAGCGACGTGGTCACCATAGTCGGGGCCGGACAGACAGTTGCAATGGCAGTATAGCCCTATCGGTAAAGTTTTCTTCTTACGGGCTATATTACATCAGAGGACGGAGAGATTCAATGGATTTCAAGATCGTGAGTAGCGACGGCCTGGGCGGGCAAATGACGTGGGACAAGGCAGACAACCTGCTGACCAGCGTTATCCTAAGCCTTGGCATTGATCGCGGCACTTTCTTCCAGGATCCCACGTTTGGGAGCCGTTTGTTTGAGATCAAGAAACTGACCACTAAGAGCGTAAATCTCGCACAACAGTACATAGAAGAGGCCCTTCAGTGGCTTTTGGATACAGGTAAGGCCGCAAATATAACAGTACAGGTTGAGAGAGACAGTATCGACCGCACGCGTTTGAACGTCCGCGTCCAAGTAGAGGAGCGCGACGGCAACCAGATAACCTATGATCTCTACAAAGATCTCGTATAGGGGAAACCATGGCAGACTTCTTCAACAAGACCTTCGATGAACTTCTGCAGAGTATCCTTAGGGATTACTCCAACCTGGACAGTAACCCGGATACCTCCGAGGGTACCATGACCTATATGTCCGCGGCCGTTGAGGCATCAATGTTGTGGGGCATGTACAACTTCGCCGACTGGGTGGGCAGGCAGATCTTCGTGGATACGGCGGACACGAATCAGTTGAACCACCACGGGGCTATCTTCGGCGTGGCCCGCGATGAGTCGGACACCGATAGCGACTATCTTGCCAGGATATTAAACCGTCTTCGTAAGCCGCCGGCAGGGGGCAACGCGAACGACTGGAGCAATTGGTGCAAGTACGATAGCGACGGGGATCGTATCGAGACAGTGACAAATCTTGACCCGGACGGGAACGGGTACTACGCGGCGGAGGCGGTAATCGTTACTCCCCCGGACGTGACGGTGGGTACGGTAACGGCCGTGATAGTGCCAAACGATGAGGATATCCTGGGCGGGGCGGCTATGACCGAGCTCACAGGGCTTATCGAAACAAACATAGACGCGCTCCGCCCGGTGACCGCTTCAGGGTATACGGTTTCGGAAGAGACCCTTGTGCCGTACATTTTTGTGGTGGCGGTAAGCGGCGACGAGGACCTTGACGCGGACGCCATAGGGGATAGCGTTACGGACTACGTGGACAGCCTTGTGCCTGGCGCGCCGCTGTTCAAGAGCCAAATGTCTTCGATAGCACTAAACGCCGGTGCAGACAACGTGCTATCTATTACCGCTACGCCGGATGATTTTGATGCTCAAGGCGCGATACGCCCGGATGTTGACGAGGCCGTGCGTGCCTCCAGCGTCGTTGTCTCAGTAAGTGTGTCCTAAGGAGAATTGCATGTCCTACGAATACAGAGGTTTTGATCTCAATGAGTACCTGGAAGAGCCGTGGTATGCTACCGAGCAGACTGCGTTCACGGATATCTTGGACTTCCTTCCGGAAAAGGGTGAGACTATAGCCTCAGGTCACTACCACTCCTATATCGCCTCGGCCTCGGATGAGGCTAACCTTGCCGTGTCCGCGAACAACGACGGCACGGTAGTGCTCAACCAGTACACAACGGACGGGGTACTTCAGGTTTGTGGCGGCGCCGGAGAGATGGGAGCCACCGGGATATCGGCGGAGATAGTCGGATCGGGCAACATATCCCAGGCAGAGTTTGAGACCTTGAACGGGGTAGAGACTGGCATACAGGCGCAGATAGACGCGACCGACGCGACCATGGGAAAGCTATCCTATTTCGCTGGCCTTGGGGTAACAGGAGTTCCTGTGTGGGGCGACGGGTTTGTTGAGGACTATCTGGAGAACGTGGGCACGGCAGTGTACAGTGCCAACGGCAGCGTGTACTTCTTGGGCGAGGCTGGGTTCACTGGGACTGCCACGCTCGCCGGG